CTCAATGGAATCTCCAGGAGATAGACCAGGATACTGGTTGATTAGATCCATCAGTGCAGTAGTGACAACCTCTTGCCCGTCAAGATCATAGACTACCGTTTCTTTTTCTTCTTCCATTCTGCACCTACTTTCCTGTTACTTCAAAGTGTGGAATCACACCCAACTTGGCAACGGATGTCACGGCATATACACCATCGTAGGTGCTGTTCATGTAATCGTAAAATCCGTTCTCATAATCATCATCCGGAACGGGATCCTCTGGCCATTCTCCCACATAGAAGAAGTCGAATTTTTCCCCCGGTGTAAATGTGATGGTTTCCGGCAACAGATCATTCGTCTGACGATCCCATGCTTTGGGTGTAAGGTAGATTTTCCCGGCAATCTTGATGTCATCCTGCTCTGTGATATACTGTACATTCAGAACAGCGTTGTCCTTGGATTCTTCCCCGTACTTCTGGACGATTGCAGACCTGTCCGCCATGACATTTACGTCATGTAAAACAGTAGGGTACCACATATCCCCCAAACGGCTCTCATATCTATTGAAAATCGTTACTGTATCGGAATACATAGCACCCCACCTCTTACTATTTGCTCATTTGCTTGTAAATCTGATTGACACCCGTAGCTGCTAATCCTGATACAATTCCTACGGCAATGGCTGTCACAACGTCGCTAGACGGGAAATCTGGCATAATATACAAGCCAACTACACCAAGGATTCCACCAGCGGTGCCGCTAATAATAGGCAACCACTTGTTGTCAAGGCTAGTAGCCTTGGCTCCCTGCGAAACCAAGTAGCAAATGACCGTAATAGCCGCTACACTTGCAATTCCAAAATCCATGTCACACCTCCATACAATAAGGATACACTCCGCCGTACAAGAGATTTACTCCGTTTTTGTCTTTGGTTCCTCTTAGGTATTCGTTGATGGTATCTGCATATAGCTTAGACTGCGCCGCCTTGTCTTTCAGCACTGCGCCAATCAGACCGCCGCTGGTATCGTAAGATATGCTCTCATTACCAGCAGATACGGACGTTATCGTCTTGTTACCCTGAGCTTCTGTTTCTGCCTTGTCAATCTTTGCCATGATGTCCACCATAGCACACTCACAGCGTTTGACCGCTTCGGAATCGCATGCCGCATCCGGGAATGCAAAATCCAGTTTGCATCTACCATCAACACCCGTCACAGCATTCTTGACAAGCTTTTCTGCATTCCAGATTAACCGGTTGAATGCCGTCTCATCAACAGACGTCCCGTATAAACTTTTAAAAAAATCATAGTCTACATACATGACAATTTACTCCTGTTGCGATAAGAACTCATCAATTATGTCTGCTTTCCTTGTCTTGTGTATGCTATAGCCCAACTCATCAGCCAAGGATCTGATTTCTGCCACGGTCATGCTGTTCAGATCCTCAGCTGTGTACGTCAAGCTATAGCTTATGTGTTTCCCTGTGTTTCCGAGTCATCCGTCAGAGAGCCAGAAGATGCTTCTGTGATGGTACCCTTAACAACTCCGGCTGTCATATCAGCAAAGATCTTGATGCCTGACAGAATGGTGTCATCTGCGGTCAACCGATCGTAATCGGCATACTCATGGATAGCGATCATTCCGGTATCGTCAGAAATGAAGCTAAATGCCTTAGCCAGATCGCTCTCGTTTGCAGGTACATAGTAACCAACCATGTTCTGCTTAGCTGTCGCGAAAAATGTTCCGGCGGTGATTCCACTGTTGATGATTACAGTTCCGAGACCGAGGAAATTCTCTACATAAGAAAATCCAAACGCATTCTGAACGGTAATCTGTGCCTTACCGATGTAATCCGCAATATCCGTAGGATTCACAAAGTAAACCGTCTCCACGGTATCATTCTCGAATGCAACCTGCAGCTTAGCCCACGCCTGAGCAAGTGCCGCCTGGATGCCTACACCAGTTACGGTAGGCTGTCCAGAGATTGTCAGTGAAGAAATGATGCTGCTTCTGATGTCCGTCTGGATATCCTGTAACATCTTGGTTCTGGTCTCGTTCACCGCCTGATCGTATCCCTTGTCGAGGATAGCCTCTGCGGAAGTGGCTTTTCTCCATTTCCCGAGAGTGATCTCCCCGATAGGGGTGTCGGTTGTGGTGTACTGAGACAGAGGGATAACTTCACCCTCAGGTACTGCACCGCTCTGGAGAGTGCCAGATACGGTGTGTCTCTTAAGCAGGGTTCCTGCCTGCTTAGGAATCAACCTCATAACACCGAGCAGTTCCATCAGCTTCTTAGTTGAATAGCCGAAGCTAGACACGAAGTCAATCTGTCTTGCAGTTGCAAGGTTGGCATCCTTAATAAGATTTGTCTCTGCTGCTGTAGTAATGTTACTTGCCATTTAAATACCTCCATTTTTTAAACTATTGGAAGAAACTAGGGTTGTCAGCAATCAGCTGTGCTCTCTGCTCTGCTGTGTACTTGAATCTTCCCTTGTCGTCGGTGGCATATATGTCGTCCTTAGACTTAATGCTTCCACCTGTGTTGCCGCCCTTATTCACGCTAGTGAAGTGCGGCATGTTGCTATTATCTGCCTTGAACAACATCTTGCTGTCCTCAGCTTCCGTCAGAGCCTTAATTGCGCTCTCCACATCTGATTTCTGATTCTTAGATGCCTTAAGGGTAGGAATGTCCAGACATCCCATAATGGCTTTTTCGTTCAGACCATTAGCGGCTTTAATTGATTCCCTCAAAAGGTCGTTGAAGTCTCTGTCAGCAAGCTTCTGCTTGTAATCTCTTTCAGCTTCTTCAGCTTTCTTTTTCCAGTCCTTAATGGACTGGTTCAACGCTTCGACATCTACACCATCAAAACCTTTTAGGGTTTCTTCTGCTGTGTCCGCTCTGCCTTTTTCCCTGTCTCGCTCAGCTGTCATATCTTCGAGATCCTTTTTGACCTTATTGATGTCCTTGCCGTTTTCTGCCATTACGAAAGAAATCTGCTCATCTGTTAAGCCCTGCGCCTTTAAGTCCTCTGTTTTCATACATGCCCTCCATTAAGTCGTTTAAGGTGGTTGACTATTCACCTTGTTGTTGTGTATGCTTGTCATTTTAGGTCTGCCGACCAATTGCATGAGTCGGGATCGAACCGACATTGTGTTTTTTCACAGTTTTTGCCCCTTAAACTATCATGCAAGCTAGGAGAGGAGAAAGAATATGGATTTCTTGCCCACATGATAATTATATCACGCATGTTATTTTATGTAAATATATAAAATATCGCATGTTATGTTTCTGTGCAAAAAAGAGAGCAGATTATCCTGCCCTCTTTAATCATTTACATTCTTTCGATCATTTTGATGTATTTTTCGATGGTTTCCCGTTCTTCCGGGGTGTCCGCATCACGCTTAAGCTCTTTTAGCTTATCATGCATGTCTCCCATAAAGTCCTCAAGATCCGCAAGCATACTCTGTTTGGATGCCATAGAATGGTCGTTCCTGTACATCCGCTTGCTGTCCATGTACCGTTTCTCCGAATAGCGGCCATCTTCGTAAGAGTTACCGTCGTCATATCCACGGGAGTATCTTCCCATGCTATCTCTTTTTGCTCTTACACGGCCTCTCGCCTGACTGTATCGTTCATCTTCGTAATCTTCCATGCCTTCCACAGTCTTAAGATCCTTGTACATGTCGATCAACTTGAATGCTGTCTCGAGATTGCCCGTGTTCAGCCCCTTGTCCGCAATCTTGTCAATCTCTTCACAGATTACATCTAACATCTTATCATGTTTCATTCTGTCTACCTCACATTCTCGACACGCAAGGTGCCGCTTACTGTTACACCAGCTGTATCAAGCTGTAAACCAATGGTGGCTACATTCGGATACTGAGCTATAACGGTTCTGATTGCATCCACGATAGGAACTGTCACGAATCCAGCCGCCGTAGTGGTAGCTGTTGCCGTAGCTCCAGTAGCTACTCCATCAGCCAAAACAGACACCGTCACGTCCCCGGCAACACCGGTCATGGTAATTGCTACATCTATGTCCCATAGTCCACCCGTCCGAAGAGACAACAGACCGTTGCTGTTCGTGATTTTTCCGTTTGTATTTTTTTCTGTTAAAAAAGGGATATATTGACCTACTACCGAAGTCCATCCCGTTACTCGTCCTAAGAACATGTTATTCACCTCTTTCTTGCAGGAAAAGGGCGCACCCGTAGGCACACCCCGTTCCCGAATAAGCCTTACGCTCCAATTACTCGCTATGCAATTGTTGTTCCGTTGTAATAACCGGTGTAATTCTGGCCACAGCAGCAGTACGGGTTCTGAACCACATATGCCGGTGTAGGGCTAGGTCTTAACTGGTTTACAAGATACTGGTTCTGTGCGCTCTGGGATGCGGCAAGCTGTAAGGAGTTGATCTGCTGATTCTGCTCAGCAATTCTCTGATTGAGAGCTTCAACCTTGTTAGCCTGAATTGCATCAAGGATTGCACGGGTCCCGGCATTCTGACTCTCGATAATATCTCTAGTGTTGTTAGAGTTATTGAAGTTCGTTTGGCAGAAACCGGTCTGAATTGCATTGTTGGTGGTGTTTGCGTTCTGTAACGCATCATAGCGATTCTGGCAGCAACAGTCTGCGATCTGAGTCTGCAAGCTGTTGAATCCCTGCAACATTGCCATGTTGGTAGCATTACCCTGGGTAAGGATGTTGGTGTTTACACCGTTGATCTGCTGTGCCTGAGCATAGAAGCCGTCACACAGACCATTGTTGACACCGTCGATTTTGCGTTCGATGTTGGCAAAGTCGGAAGTCAGAATGTATCCGTCTGTTGCGGATCCAGAACCACCGCTAAAGCCTCCGAAGCCATTTCTTCCCCAGCCGAAGATCAGGAACAGAACAATCCACCACGCACCGTTCCCGCCCCACATGCCGTCGCCGTTGCCATCTCTGTTGCCCTGTAAAAGAGCAACATCACTTGCTGATAATCCGTCCATCATTGTATAATCTCCTCCGATTATGATTTATTTGCTTAAGCCGTGTCGACCCGACTTATTGCCGTAATAAAAACTGCATCTGTTGCGCCATTTGTTGTGCTTGATTAAGCTGTTGCTGGTTGATCTTCCCGGATTGAAGCATCTGCATCACCATGCTCCGGGGATCCACTCCTTGCATTTGCTGCTTGAATTGGTTGAATTGCTGTATCATAGACATAGAGTTGTTCTGATTTATTTGCGCATACAATGGGTTACTCATTTTCCACTACCTCTTTCTTTTTTGCGGCAGGCCTGCCGGATGATTTTACCTGTTTTTCCAGCTCTTCATATTTAGCCTTCAAATCGTCAAATTCATTCCGAGTGATATAATTATCATTGGACTGATTTAAAACGGTCTGTGCGGCTTGTGGAGCGTTCTGCGTGCGCTCTGTGTAATCAAACACCCGTAGAGGTAAAGGCATACCGCTGGCATCCGCTGATTTGAGATAAAAGCACTGGCTCTCGCTATCCATCAATAGTACAGATTCACCTCTGCCAACAATCCACGACTTCGCCCCGCTTTCCCCGGACACCCAGTTGATCCCGTTAGAAGAGGGAGCAGGAGAGAATCCTTGCGATTGCATAGTCGGTAAAGCCTGTGGCTGATAACCGGTCTGATAATTCGTGTATGGGTTCTGCGGATACGGCATGGGTCTTGTCCTCCAGTCTATTCAATTCGTCCATAATATCTCTATCATCCGTAGATAAATAGAGATTGCTATAACCTGTTTTCATGTTTAAATTATGGCATAAAAATAAAGCCACTACGAGACCGTAAACGGCTCATATATGGCTCTCTTAGGTGTCACATGTGCAATTTATCAATTTTGCATTTTATACGCTTATTTAAGCGTTTGGCGGTGCTGAGAGATACATTCATTCTCTCTGCACATTCTTCCAGTGGTACATCCACGCACCGCATATCGAACAAGGTGCGCTCATCCTCTGTAAAATTACATTCTGCCTGGAAATATCGGATCTCCGGCATCGTAAATTCACAGATTTTCACTTTTTTCCTCCGTCACAAAAACAAATTGTTGTGGCTACATTTTTGATAGACCTTCTTAATGTGTTCAATTGCCATTACAGCCAAATTGTTCTTAAAATCTGGATGGTCATTGCAATAGGTTTCGTATACATCAATGTCATACAGTATCTGGTCGAAGTGTTCCTTAGTATGCTTTATATCGTGCAAAATTTCATCGTCGAACCGTAGGATACGATACCGTGATGACACAGCTGTGTTTTCCCCAACTCTTTTTTCGACATCTGCAAGGTTCTTTTCAATTTTGTCGACTTTTTGCATGACATCCTTGTTCAACAGTCCACCAATCCATGACCACGGGTTTATCTTAATTTTGGAAACCTCAAGAAAACTTGCAAGAACAACTACAGTGATTGCCGTTAAGCCACTATATTCATTCATTATATCGAACACTTCTTTAGCCGTCATCCTTAGTATCCCCTTTATAATTTTTTCTTCCAGTAGTACAACGGAATTTCTCTTCCAGAATCCCATGCGTCATAATAAACACCGTCAATCACACAGACCACATGTCCTTGTAGCGCAAGAATATATTCCCCGTCCGGGTGTTCTTCGGCAAACTCAGCCACTGTACAGTCACAGTCACATATATTGCGCTGGTACCCCTTGTCAGATAGTAATTTGCCCCATACACGATTGGCAGAGGGCATGTCCTTAAGCCAGTATGCATAAGCGACCAACTCAGCGAAGCATTTATCCCAGTCCATGCATAAGGCCTTGCATAGTGCCCGTACCACGCAATCACCGACCGTGGCACCATTCGGATTCGGATTGTACAACGAAAACATTAAACCACCCCTATTCCCAGCCTATCTGAATAATAAGGCAGGCTGTATTTTTTGCAATGTTCCTGATATTTTGCAACAGCTTTTTTTATTTTTTCTGTCAACAGTGCGATTTTTGCATCCGTTTCGTCGTTTTGTGGAATCTGCTGCAGTGCCTTACGTTCACCCTTCATCCTTCTGATGCTCCGCTCCATTGCTCGCTGTTCCTGTTCGTGTCTGTACCGCTCCTCATTCTTCTTCGGGTCTATCGGCTCATCATCATTAATGTTGATTCCCGGAAGCCACATCTGGAACGTGTGACGGCAGTTTATACCGATAATCCCCTCGATTTTCCCATATCCACAGGTATCCACGAAATCCGGATAATTGTATCTTTTTTTCTTCGTTAGCTCTTGCTTCAACTCCTGCAGATATCCAAATTCTTTATCCTGCAAGGGAATAGAAGCCATGTTCTTGATAAGTACATCCTTAGTCCAGTCAAGTGAATATATTTTCCCTTGCCACCACGAATGGTTCGTGTAGTCGTCATGCTTAGTCACTCTTGCTCCCAAGTGTTGGCTAACCTTAACGTATTGTATACCCATCTCAGCGCACCGGGTAAGGATAATTTCGCTGTTCGCTTGGTTTATCCCGGTTCTTACAGCTCTTGCTATGGCTGTGTCTATCTTGTCTGTATGACCGGTTGGATAGTCAACCGTGGTGATTCCTCGCTTAGCTATCTCTTGCACAACCTCATTTACTGCTTGTTGTGTCGATACTCCTGCTTGCGCCTTCATATAAGCATCGTCACAGGCTTGTATGTACTCATTCTGCACCGATATAGCTGTTGATTGGGTTAGGTTCCTAACAGTGCCATTTGTGCGCTTGTATGCGTTCTCTAGCCGCATGATTTCAATTCTTGTCATGTGCAGATCCTTAGCAGACCTAGGGATGTTCTCGAACGTATATTCCGGCATTTCCTGGTTCACGTTGTATTCATGGGTCATAAGCTTAGTGAACTCATAGTTGTATGCCGCTATGGTGTTTGCGGATTCTAGGAATGCCTTGTGGATCTCCGTCGATATATCCGGGAGCGCATCTTCTATGGTCTTGCGGATCTCGTCAAGCGAGTAACCGCTTTGCGTTATCTGGTGAAGTTTGTGTATGGTAGACGGCATCAATAGTTTATTCCCGTCGAAAAAAGCCTCCACTATCTTATGCACAACTTCCTTAAGAAGCTTGTTGTTCAGCCGATTGACAGCCAGTTCAACACCTATAATAACCTCGTTCAAGTATTCAGGAGTAATCATTCGTTCAGGTCACTCCCTTCTAATGCTCTTCTTACAACATCTATCCAGTCATCACCATGTTTTTCTATTGCCTCCACATCCCAGAGGGAGATAGCGTTAGGATTCGTGTAGTTCAATGGCTCATTGCTCGGAATCTTGGTTACACTTTTACGGCTCCACCACTGTCCTTCTTTATCTGGCAAGATTCCATAGAATCCGCCGACCCTCCATACCGGATCCACATACTTCACACCCATGTACATATAATGAGCGTACGGAAGCGTAGGATCATACACATGGACTTCGCCGGAGCCGGCAGACACCTCATTCAGAGCGTTCGTCTTGCGGATCAACTCTCCATCTCTACGGGGCATATATCGCTGCATATCATGCCACACCTGATTGTCAAGTGCAAGCTGTGCCCGGTCAAGAGCAACTCCCAATGGCTGGAAGTCAAGATCTATCCTTATACCTCGCTCTGTTCGGTGGATAGAGTACTTATGGAATTCAGATGCGTAGTAATTCTTATCATGTGCCACTCTATCACCTCTTGTTTTTTTTGAAAGGAGGCTATAACCGCTTATGCTCACCGCTGTATAACAGCCGTTCACCCCTCGGTCAGCGCATATGCAGGGGATTGATAAGTTATTTGTGTCCGTATATGTCAACAATGCCAAAAAAAGAGTAAGAAATTACTCTGGGAATAGCGTTTCTGTCTTGGGTTGAGCTTCTTCCACTACGGATCTTGCTTCTTCTTCGCTCATGCCCTCGAATTTAGAAAAAAACATCCATGCCGGAACCTTGCCAGCCTGCACATACTGCCACCACCTAGCTCTATCTTCTTCTACGGAGTAAGTAAGGTCTCCGAAGTCATATGTTACTTCATATGTCCCTGCCGGAGCTAACCCGTATAGTGTAGCTATCGCATCCAGCGCATATAGCAGTTCATCCAGACAGCATTCCAACTTGTCCCTTACATCCTTAATGAGCTGGATTGTCCTCCTATCGTCTGCTTCTACCTGCGTTGCCGTGACCATGCCCGACTTCTGGTTAAACACAAAATAACCATTGCTGAATCCAACCTTGTACCCTATCTGCGATAGAAGAGCGTTAATTCCGTCCAGCCTTGTCTGTGTCTGCAGTGCTGGGTTTATCTCCTGGTAGAAGCTGGTTGTCCCGTCTCCCTCGACGGTACGCACATAATCTGGGAGACCCATTTTCCCTTGCATCCTACTAGCAGCCATTGCTGGATTAAGCTTGAACAACTCTCCGCCCTGGAATGGGAATAGCTTGTCGGAATCAAGCAGTACCGTGCGTTTGCTGTCTATGATCTCTTTACTGTTCCGGCTGTATGCTATGTCAAGGTCTTTCATCTCTTCTATTGCCTCGGCAAAGATAGGCAACGACAATGGACTACTGATGTCCACGTTGTTCGCTTGCGGTGTCCTTAAAACACCATACAACGGCTGTTCTATCCCACCGATAACAGCACTCTCCAGTAAGTCGCTCCAAGGGGTCACGGAAATATCCACTTTTTTGTATGTATCGTCTTTGCTCTTTCCCTCGTAACACACGTTATCTATCAGATAAGAGCCGTTGTCGACGAACCTATGGTACTCTAACCGGGTGTACCATAGATCCTTTTTAACCTTCTCAGAGAAATAGAAGATAACACCAGTTATTTTATTATTCGTGCACGCTGTAATTAAGAACCTATCCGGTGTAAACAGGTCAATACCTGTACCGTTTGGCTTCATAATGACCGTCCCGTACACGCATCCATATTCTACCCAATTCCGGAGGCTGAAATAAACCTTCTCTATTTGTTCTTGCAACCAATCAGCCCTGGCAGATCCATCAACCGTGATCCCGATCGCAAGAGTAGCCAACCTTGCCACTTCTGAGCATATGGATTTTGCAAAATTGATAGTCTTGATATGGTCTTTCTCGTTCAGCCACTCCGGCTTGCCCTGATAGATGTCCACACACCGCTTAATGAACTTGTCCATCGTGTCGGTGCTTATTGCCTCAACACTGAATTCATCTTCCGCTTTTCGTTTTAACACCGTGTTTACCCATCCTCTAATTGTCTGTATCAGCCCCATTAAGCACTTGTACCTCTCTTATTACAGAATCGCTCGAGGGCATACCTCGTAGCATCTATCGTGTGGTTATTCTCGTCTGGATAACCGCTGATTATTTCGCCGTCCTTATCCCGTTCGTACTCATATTCCGTAAACTCTTTGTATGCGTTCGGTGTCCGCTTGGGGTCAATCACGATCCTGCGCCCTTGCAGCCACTTCATACCATACTCCACTGATCCGGCACCCTTGATTGCGTTTTTGGCGGGGAGACCAGCATCCTTGTAGTCGTTGGTGGACTTCTTCTCGGCAGAATCGCAAATAATCGTATAGTCGTTGTACCCCTTGTCAATGATCCACTTTGCATTGTCCGCATTCGTGGTCTTATTGACATAGTGCTCGTCTATCATGTAGATGCATTCCTGCGCTGGGTTATATGCCAGTCGGATGAATGCCGCCGGATCCGGGAACCATCCCCAGTCCTGCCCTTGATAGATCCTGTCGAAAGTCTGTATCTCGTTGTCCGTTATTTCCCTTATCTCCAGATACTCGAATACGTTGCCACCGTTACCGTTTGCGATGCCCATGTACTCATGCTCGTAGGCATCCGGGTTCACCTCTTTCAAATGCTCCGCTTCGTCACTAAACGGCTGTCCCAGCCACTCCGGCGGCACATCCAAGTAGGTGGAATGATGAACGACCATATTTCCCTTTGGTTCCAGAACGTATTTATTCGCCCAATTATTAGCTGTCTTGGGTGGATTAAATGACTTGAATATCCACGCTTTATTTCCGCCACGGATGGCGGACTGGGTGATATTACGGATCTCTTCGGGTCCTGCGAACTGATCCAGCTCCTCGAACCATAGAATGCCAATGTAGCCAAACTCCGGGGAAATGGACTTGATCTTCTCCGGCTCATCTGCACCCCGGAAGTATATCTTCTGCCCAGTCGCCTTAAGCGTGATTTCCAGTGGAGACTTCCTTGCGTCGAACTCCTCTGTGAACCCTTGCTTGCCTATTGCCCACTTGATCTTGCTGTACACAGAGTCCTTAAGCGTGTTGCCAACCTTACGGCACACCACAGCGTGTACATCGTGGTTGTTCCGCATCAACTCAATGATGATCTGCGCAATGTCAGAGGACTTCGTACCACCTCTGCCGCCCTTGAATACATATTCCCGGTGTTTCTCATTGCGGATGTCCCGGATCACAGCGTGGAAGCTGTCAGGAATCATGTCAAGGTCTAAATGATAGTGCTGATTGAGCTTTGCCGCCCGCTCTGCTTCTGCCTTTGCTTCTTTCTCTTCCTGCTCCTTAATAAGAGCGGATATAGCGTTAAAAGCCTTGCTATCACCTCGCATAGCTGACTTCATTTGCCCTGCCATCATAGCGGACGCAACGGTAAGGTCGTCATCCTCTTCCAATCCGAACTGCCTTTTTATCTTGTCCTTAGCGGTTCCTTGCAGTTGTGCGTTAATCATCATTGAAGCCAGTGCAGCCATTGTTTTCTTCTTCTTCTTAGCCTGAGCAGAAGCAAGTCCACCCTTCCTTCCGTTTTCTCGAGCTTGTTCGGATGTAGGTACTATTAAGTTCTGCTCATTTGCCAATTCTATTCACTTCCCTTCTTATATTTGTGCCACACTGATTTTTTCCCTGACCATTCAATTAAATCTTCTTGTACTTCATTGACTATTTTTTGCGCCACCTTATAATCATTGTTAATAAGAGCAGTTGTTAAGTGATCTATATTATCGTAAAAATGAGGATCTTGATTATAATTTTGCCAATGATTCCGGAATTGGGCACCATAATTATCTGCGTTTTTGTATAGCATTTTTGCAAATTCTGGTTTTGTAAAAAACGCTGGCTTGGTATCGTGTTATTAAACCTCTGTATTGGGATTCGTAAATCGTTTTATACTTATCCATGCGGTCAAAGTAGTTATACCTATCTATGCCGGCACTAGCACCACGTCCACCCATATTACATACCCCGTTTTTTTCTAAGTTTGCTTTGAGCTTGTCTTATCCTTCTTCTTAAGGTAATAAGCTCATTTATATCGCCTTTCACGTCGTTTTGCCCTGCTTTTTCTTGATCAATTACTGTAGTAATGTGCGCATCCTGCCGTCTTAAGCTTAGCGCAAGGTTTCGCTGTGCATTTAGCCCTTTAACATCTTCAACGGCTTTTTCCAGTCTATCCACTCTTTCCCTTTCTTCTCTGAAATCCCAAAGATCAGAAGCTGTGCTTTGTCTTGTCTTATTCCCCCCAGAAAAAGCTATTATCTTTCCTTTATTCATTTGGGCTTTCGCCGCCTTGTACCGGGTATGTCCACACACAATGACGTTGTTTTTGTCAATTACAAGTGGTACACGGAATCCGAAGTGATTTATACTGTTTGCGACCTTATCGACCGACTGGTCGTTCTTCCTCGGGTTCTTGTCGTATGGAATCAATTTGCCAATATTCACGTCAATTGTTTGCATTCTCCATCCTCTCCTATATCTCAATTATATAACATGCGTTGTCTTTTTTCAATAACAAGCGTTATTTTAGTTTCTTCATCTATATACCTCCATTATTTTCCTTTTTGCTTCAAATCAAATTATAAAAGCTGTTCCTCTATCTCGTCATCGTCAAGAGATGATAAATCATCAACATATACACATGCTTCTTTATTTTCCGTCATAATCCATACAACTTCTCTACCATTTCTGCACTTGTTTAATGTGATTGTGTTGTCATCAATCCATCTTTGGATTTCCTCTTCATCAACAAGGCTGTAATCTATCTGACTTAACGCTTCGTTAATAGCTTCTCTTTCATTATTTTTCACCTTCTCATTTTTGCTCCATACCAACATATTATTTCCTCCCTTTTTGTTGTTTTCTCTTTCCTTCAAAATCATCCTTACCAGATTCGATACATTTGTTCCTTTTTCTTCTGCTTCCTCCTGTAAAGCTTTTTCCATTTCTGTGGGAACATAAGCCACAAGACGTTTTGTGTTTTGTTTTGGTTTTGCCATTTGTTTTTCCTCCTTGCAAGATTATAGTAACACTTTAGCCGTGCACTGTCAAGCACTTTTTATGCTTTTTATTTATTTTTTTAAAAAAGCCAACACACGGATTGCTCCATGTATTGGCTCTTAGGCTCGTCATATCTATATAGCTCATTTTACCATATTAACCGTAATTGTTCAATTGTCAAATCCCCCAATCTTCTCCGGCAGTTCCCGAAGCGGACACCAATCCGGCTTGATGCATTCTTTGTCGCAACTGTGTTGGCTGATGTAACAATAACTTCTATCGTAAGGTACATTCAGCTTGAATCTACACCGGTATTGAATAAAATCGGTTTAATTGCCATCTGCCACACCTCCTAATATCTTAACCCATCGCTGTTTTTTCACATTTACCGGATATTTAGGCTTTTCCGGGAAAAGCGATAACTGAGATGCTACAACTTCTCTCGGTCTACTCGGTGTATCCCAGTCAGATCCGCCTACCCCATCATCTTCGCACTGCCATCCTGAAGCCTTAAGGCTTGTCCCCGGCTCGGATTCCAAGATGTATGTGATTATCTTTGCGTATCCCATTTCTTTTGCGATTCTCGCCGCTCGTCCATACAAAAAACTACACACATCTTTTCCACCGTCAGTGCATAATCTAAGTACTTCCAACGTCTTACCATCATCTAGCACCCTCGAAACAGGTCTCCCCACTTGTACAACACCTACTATTTTCCCATCTTCCATCGCCGCAATACGGAATTTATCTCGGTGTGCTGCCTGATGATGCCGATGGAAGGTATTTATGTAATTTTGCGCATCTTTCAGTTCAATCGGAACCGCAATCATTTTTTACTCCACCGCCTTTCACAATCTTTATCGCATGATGATACGACAGTCTTGCCGATTTATCATCTGTGGAATCGAAATGTTTTTCCAACTGCTCTACAACCTTATCCGGGTCGTAGGCGGTCGGCTGCGCATCAATCCAAGGGATTGCATGCCCATAATTCAAGTATTTTTTCAGATATTTTTTCAACTTATCCGCATCAATCAATCTTCCCATTGTTCGCCCTCCTGTTCCAATTCTCAATCATATGTCCTATGCCATTGCTACATATGTTCAGATTCATAAATGCGTCAACTTCGAACACATTGTCTCCTCGCATATGGAAGATACACTTTTTGCATCCTAATTCTGCACTTATGTTATAAGCTGTGCTTGAATACCCATGCGAAACCACTTTTACATATGGTTTTTCGCCACAGAATGGGCATGGCTTAAGTTCTTCGCTCATTCTTCATCCCCCCAATCTAATTTTTGGCCACAATGACTACACCAATTATCAACCTTAACCTGCGCACCACATACAGGGCAATCTGCTCTGTAGAACATTCCGTAAATTATCGGTCTCTTCGGCATCTGCTTCTCTCTCGACGCCCGGCACTCTTCCGGCGTGCCAATTGCTTCATATTCTGCACATTCTTCAATGACTTGTCCGATTGTTCCGTGTTTTTTTACAAGTCGAATATATTTCATTGCCATTTTCAACTCTTCTACTGTGCAAATTGCACGGTACTGCTGCACCTCTTCTAGTGCTTTGATTGCTTCATTCTCCGTCATTTTTTCTCCTCTCCCTGCTCCAGTGCCGGCACCACCCAGTCACGCACTCCACATAGCCTATGGTGCGTCCTGTCACGCTACAGTGACACACAATATCAGGCACCTGCCCTATCCTGTGATTGTGGCGGCAGTTGCAGCACACCTTTCCATTCTCTTCACTCATAGTTATTTGCCCCCATTTCTTTCAACTTGGCTTCGGCTGCCTCTCGGGTAAAGAATAATGTGTTGCCAACTTCACTTATTTCTACATCGGTTGCATTGTTGCACCAGTCTGTAGGATCTAAGTCATGTTCTGGATCTGGGTTCCTGTATGGGAAAATATTATCCTCCGCTGCAAGTGCTATGAATCCTTTACCAGTAACAGGATCAATGCTTAACCCACAATGCACACACTCTGCAATTTCGTCCTCATAAACGAGATATACATTGTCGCCACTATGTGAATACGTTTCTTTGCACGGCAACCGCAGAAGCAATCCCTGTTCCTCGGCATCCTCGTAGGCAGCGAGTTTCCCATAAATTTCTCCTATGGTAGGACAGTCTTCGAGATAATTATTGCAATACTTATAATCGTATTTGCAGTTGTTTCCACATCCTGAAACTGCCGCCTGACCATTTTCAAATTGCTCTGTTAATCTCTCCATGCTATCCCTCACCTCATCTGTCATGCTCCGAATCCTGTCAGCGTTGGTCCGGGGCTTTTCCGCTTCTGCACTGTATGGCTCTGACAACGGCATCCAAGCTATAATATCAATATCCTTGTCCACTAATTCCCATCCGCATCTTCCATACTCTTCGAGATAATCAACGCAAGTGGACGAGTACCAGTACCATTCTCCATTGCAATAAACTGCAGTATCCGTAAACGGAACATTCATTATGCTCTCATAATACGATTCCGGATTTCGATTTATCCATGTCACATTTACTGCTACGCAGTCTCCCGGTAGCCGCTCGCTTACCGGAATCCATCTCTGTTGCTTCATATTCCTTTACCTCACTTTCCATATGATGACATGTCCACATTTCAGGCAGTTCTTCCGTACTTCCAATTCTCCGCCGCATACCGGACATAGGTATTCTCCGGTGGTCTTAACATATACCGGCTGGTGGCTTCTCATCTCTCTGTGGCTATCGTCCTTGACGGATTGGATGGTCTCCAGAGCTTGGTACTTGCCATATGTCATGCCCTTCTCTGTTGCTAGGTTGGCCATGTCGTTCAGCGTTCTTTTTCGCTTTGTTTTTTTGTCCATTTTTTACCTCCTTGTCCACCCCCGGATATCTAGCGGATCAATCATTTCATTGCATTTAGGACATAACCCATTCCTGTAGTGCTCTTCCATTTCCTGAAATGCTTTATTTTTTCTCATCCGCTCATCTGCCATTTTGCCATATTCCCTAGCTTTAGCTATCATTTTTTGCTGTGCATCCTCCAGCATCTCATACCTCCTCGCCAGTGCAAGCAATGCGTCGAAGGCATCCACCGTTGCACCACAATCACTGCAGCTTACAACCTTATTTACCACATCTATCTCATAATGTGGTGGATCGCATATGCACAGCTTTTCTCGTCCTCGCTCAATTTTTGCCAAATTGAATGATATAACCTCGTTATTCATTGATCATATCTCCTTTCGAGTTTTCAATCGATATAAACTCGATTTCTCTTGTTACGCAAACCGGAGTTGTCCGGTCTGCTCTGTCTTGATCTGCATATTAGGGGTACGCTCCGCCATCCGCACCAGATAGTGCTGCAGGGCCTGTTCTACGCTTATCCGATGCTTGGTGCAATACCGGTCAACGTAGGTCTTATAGTCTGCAGATGATCTCTAATCTTTCCGTTTTGACCTTCATGATTCATCTACCCTTATCCCCGTGCACCGGAAAAAAATTTCAGAATCAAAATTCGTGCATGACTTGTCACCGTCTGTTCTTACCTCACCATAGGCAATGACTTCTGCAACCTTGTTTTCGCTGTTGAAACTGTAATAATTGAAGCAGTCAGCAGCAGTCTGACAGAAGTGCATACCATGACCGCAAACATCAAGTTCCCCTTCTTCCTCGAATTTTCCGGGGCAAGTGTACTGCTTCTGTCTGCAAGTCCAATCAGGATTGAACACCTTGTATCCATGCACTACATCGTGCACGATATTGTTATTATTCATCGTTTTCGCCCTCCATATCTGACAGCACCTTGATAGCTGTCGCAATTTCTTTGTACTTTGTTTCTCGCTGCCGGATCTCGACTTCCAGCTCGTCCATCTTCCGGTATAGATCCTTCAACACAACCCGCACTGGTGATTGTTGACTGGGTGCAGGCTGTACTATGGATCCCGGCTTTGGCCTTCGACCTGCTTTTAACTTCGGCACTTCCGAAAGACCTACAATGTGTGCAATTGTCTCTTGATCGCAATCATTCAACTGCGCAAGAATCCGGATTTGTCCTGCTGGATTTGCTGATTCCTTATAACTTCGCACAATCTCTGTTTCTGTCATTTGCATCTCTTACCCTCCTAACAGTTCCCGTTCCAGCTCGTCCATGTCGTACTCCCTCTGCTCGTAGCTGTTGAACTGGTTCTTAACCGGTTTTTTTCCCTTACGGTCGGGACTCGGACTATAATTGGCATCTAGGTAATCAACATACCCGCTGTTGAAGAAGGTACTCCCGTTCTGGGGCTTTCGCCAATCACTGTCTTTCGCCAATTCAGCCTTATATCTTTCTATTGCCCGATTCATTTCGTCAAAGCCAACTTCCAACAGCTTCATCTTCTTAGCATCAGACACCTGACCTTTTCCTTTTTTTACTGGGTACAATTTCCAGAGCCTCTCGAACAGTGCAACAGCGTCAGCTTTGCACGAATTATTTTTACTATCTTCTCTACTCTTCTCTACTCTACTCTGCGCATTTTCGGTGTCAAAAATTGAATTCCTTCCGCCGGAAATTGAATTTATTACCACATTTTTCATATTTATAGGTACAGAAATCAAAAGGTACTCTTTCTTCAGTTCTACGACTTCCCGCTTGACTGTAGCTTTCAGGTATTGCTTCTGCACCCCGGAGGACGTAAGAATACCGTACTTTTTAAAAAGTCTCTCTGAAAAAATGTTCCTTCTGATACAGGCAGCCACTATATCTCCTAAGAGTTGTTGAGAACCGCCATTCATACCATTTTCTGACGCAAATAGAAGCTCCCGGTCTTGAGTCCATTCACAGTAGTAACCACACCCTCCGTATATCTCCTGGAGAAGTTTGACAAAAACTGCAAAGCCTTTCAGTCCATATTCAGCCTGTATCAATCTAACCTTTTCGTCCATGTGGCAATCAAACTCAAAGTAGTCAAGACATACTTTATTTTGCCTCCCTGCCACCTTCCACAATCCTCCCTCTCTTGTAATCCTCGTACAGTGCTTTAGCTTTCTTTATGTTCTTGAACACCGCCTTAGCTCGCTTCTCCTCCTGCCGGATGTACCGCTGCAGATCCAGCAGGTCATCACTGGACGGTCTGTAATATCCTTTCCAGTTGGATAGGTTAAGAATCGTGTAATCAAGCCTAGCTTGTTCTAACAGCCTCCGCATCTCTCTGTCTTTTTGCTCTTCGCTATTGTCCGGGTTAATCAATCCATGCTCCGAACACTTAGCTATCAATAAGGATCGGGAAATTGCATCTTCCCTTCCAATGGGAAGCAAATCAACAATTGTGACACCGGATACCGGCTCAGAATTGGCTTTCCTTGTATAAACCGTAAACTTCTTCATTGTGGGCTCCTTTCTGCCCTCCACCGTAGCAGAGGGCTTATTCCGTGATATATTAAGCATGAACAGTTTCTTTTAGCCTGCAAATAGGCTAGGTGTTTCAACCTAGTTGTAACTATCTTCCGATAGCAGGTCGTTGAACTTCTCCAGTGCCTTAATTGATACCTTGTTATTTAGCTTATCTTCCCGTAAGCAGACGGTTAAGTGCTTATCAATGATGCCGGATAGTTCTTTAGCAAGGATCTTTTTCCCTTGCAGGATCCCGTCACGGTATCCCTTCGATGGTCTGTATTCATCAATCTGTTTTTTTCCTACTCCTTGTGACCCGGAAGTCTTGTTGCGAAGCTGGTATCCGTGCCTTGCGTACATCTTAATGTAATGCTGTTCTTGTGCGTCCAGATCTTCTGTCGGGCAATGAATGAATCCAACCTTCCATCCATACGGGTTGTCAGCCGCATATAACCCATGCTTCTTAAGGGATAGATCTATGTGCTGATACCCTGCCAGATGTTGCGCAAGCCTTGTAAGAAGGTGCTTGGCTTGTCCTATGTATGCGAAGCAGATTTCCTCTTCGTCTATTCTGGTGAGGAAGTAGATTCCACTACATTCGTCCAACTCGGAATTTACAGCCAGCATGCGCTTTTTGTTTGCTTGTTCTATTGCCTTTGCCTTTCTTATGTTCTCGTTCATAGTCACTCCTTAACCTTGATTCCGTACACCTTGTACCGTTCCATGAACCGGTCAGATCCTAGCTGGTGAGCCATTGTGTGATGCACCCTGCACAAGCATATCTTCTTAAGATCCGAATCATCCATGTGTCGTCTGTCATTTCCCATTCCAATTGCATCTACATGGTGAATCTCTCCAGATTTTCCACACACAGCACATTTTTTGTTCATTAGGCAGAAATAAAGGTACCGCCCTATGTCATCTGTTCTGTTCAGAGCCTGCTCTGACAGTGGTATGCCATTCTCTAGGGCAAATTCCAAAATGGTATTGATAAACTCCCTTGCAGTATCCATTGTGCAGGCGGAAAGGCTGAAATAATCACACCCGGTCTTGCATATGTGCAGGTACTTAAGCAGCTCCTTCTGCTCCTCTGGAAGATAGCCGGTATAATCAGCTATATCCCGAATCGTGGCATACGCTTTTTTTCGCTGTTCAGCTGAAATGGATCTACCGTCATCGAATCGCATCTCCGCACTTCGTATGTTCTTGTTAAGGATCATGTCTCCCAGCTTACACCCAGGAACCAACACTACCAGTTCAGTTCCCTGTTCTGTCTCCCGGAATTTCTTCAATTCTATGACGGTGTGCAAGGCTATTCACCGTACCTTTCGTTCATTGCCCGGAGCATCATACCGACTTCATCAGCAGTTACGGTTTTTTCTGTTCTATCTTGCCGGATCAGCCATGCGTCAAGGCTTACTCCGTTCTTATCGCATATGTCCCTCAGTGCTTTCAGCTGAGCCTGTGTTGGCTTGGCTTGCTCAGAAGGCATAGAGTTAAGCGGTGTGTACTCCTCCTTCAACCATAAGTTGAATCCAAGCCCGGTGTGAATGGCTACGCACTTCACGAATGAACGACACATGCTGTTCCATACCCTCTGCTGGCTCATAGAGTTGTCCTTGACCGGGTTGCTTCCATTCATCACTGGAGACTGCATCTCGTACACGTCGTCATCTATCACAACCTTGATTCGTGTCTCGTAACACCTGTTAATGACCTTGTTCTTGTCCTCGAAGGCTACCTCTGTCATCCGGAGGGAGTTCCCGGTGCGTTCATCTGGGATAGGTATCCAATATACCTTCTCTGCTCCATGCTGGTGGAGCAAGTCAATGCATTTCGCCCAGTTAAGGTATGTAAGCCCGTCTCGGGTTTCGCAGTAAGGCGAAACGTCTATCTTGCGCATTTCATCATAGCTCTTAAGCATTATTCAGCACACCTCCTATACCTTTCTCTTACATAATCATGTACACATCCTTCACACACTGCTTCTCCGTCGAAGTCATAGTAGTTGTCGCCCTCATATATCTCTCTTTCACAGTCAAGATATGAACAACGAAGCCGAACCTTACGCATAGGATAGCAGTGCGATCCTACAACCATTCTGTTCTCAATTACTTCCATGAATTAACACCAACTGACCATCCGCCTGCTCCACTATGTTTTTTGCAAGCATCTTGCGTGTCCAGTCCTTCCTTTCTTCCCGTTGACGTTCAGCAATAATGCAATCATCACACACACCGCCGTGAAGCTCTCCAGCATCCACATAGCAGCCGCATGTGTTACACTGATACATCGTTGACCGCCTTCCTGCTCTTAGCCTCAAGACCCAAGATGGTCATTATTGCCGAAGAACAATATTCATTACCACTGGACACCATTGATCTAATTGCATCCAGCTCTGTTTTCGCCTTTACCCCCTCATAGAAAACGCTAAAAGGAACCATTACCATTTCTTCCATTGACTTTTCTCCTTTCCCTGTGTTAGAATAAACACAGAAATGCAATTTTTTTTGTTGCAAATAGACCCGGTAAGCTTGGCGGCGGAGGGTCTATTTTTTTGTGTCGACGTACTGTTCTTCCAGTTTCGATACTCCGTACAAAATCAAGGAACTTACCAGCATAAGAAGCGTGCTTCCCACAATGCTGGAGTCTATACTGCACATCCCAAGAAGAACACCTGCAAGTGCTACGCACTCTACAGCGAATAAGAACCTCTTCATTGCTCCTGCTCTCCTTTCTTAATAATCGTGATTTCCGGGCTCTCCATGCCCATCTGCTCTGCGTACAGCTCTGCTAAGATACGCATTGCTCTGATTGCCTGCTCCTCTGTCATTTTCTCCTCCTATTCCTTCAACAACGTATCTACTTTCACATTAAGAACATCCGCAACGGCTTTTACAGAATCAATTCTGGGATACGAATTCTTCCATCCACTTATGGTTCCATTTCCAAGACCAGCTTCTTTTTCGAGCTTCGCAATGCTGATTTTTTTTCTGGTACAGAATTCCTTTACCGTATTATAAATCAAGCAACCACTTCCTTTCATTTAAATTTAAGTATAGAGAAAATCTTGACAAAAATTAGAGAATAGTCTAATATATGAATAGCTACAAACATACATGAGATTCTCTTTATTGATTTAGGTTTTTCTCTAAATCCTAAATACAGTATATAGGGTAATCTCTATTTTGTCAACTATATTTTTAGGCTTCTCTCTATTTTCATGCAAAAGAGGTTTACAATGAATACTGTCGATAGAATTAAACAAATTTGCAAAGAAAGAAAAATTCCCATTTCCAGATTAGAAAAAGATTGTGGGTTTGCAAATGGTTATATAAGTCAATTAAGGAAAGGATCTGTTCCAGATGACAGGCTGTTAATAATAAGTAAATATTTAAATGAAACCATAGAATATATAATAAACGGTGAGGAAATACAGTGGAATCCTAATGAACAGAAGATGGAATACACAATATCTCTGTCAGAGGAAGAGCAGGAACTGTTGATGGAGTATCGAAAAGCAGATGATACACAAAAAGAAATGATTAGACGAATATTATCCTATTCAAATAAAATGTAAAAATCGCAAAACTGTTGAGGTGGAAATGACTACATACGAAAGAGTAGAAGAATTAAGAAGTAAAGAAGGTATTTCGCAAGGAAAATTAGAGAAAAAAATAGGATTATCCAATGGTCAAATTAGCAAATGGAAAAAGAACAATCCTTCTGCGGAAAGTTTATATAAAATTGCAAAATATTTTGATGTAAGCATCGAATATTTAATAAGTAATGATGTAATAGGAAAAGAAAATATATGGAAACAAGGTAAATATACTCCTAAAATTAATAAGTTAAAATTGATATCGGATTATTTCGATGTTGAAATTGATTATTTTATTCAGAAAAACAATGCTGATGTTTTGCCAGAATTATCAAATGAAGAACTTAAATTATTATCACAGTTCAGGAAAACAGATGATATAAAAAAGAAAATGATATGGATAATATTGTCTTCTTAATTTGTTTTGTCGGAAAGGAACAGCAATGATTAACTGTGCAATATACCCCCGCAAATCCAAATCCAATGACAGCTCCCAGAGCATGGAGCAGCAAATAGAGGACTGCCGGAGATACATATTAGACCATTATCCTGATGCTACTATTACGTTATATGATGCAGACTACGGTATTACAGGTCACTCTATCAGCAAGCGGAAAGACTTCCAACGTATGATGGGAGATATCAGATCCGGCAGAATCCAGCTGGTAGTTATTCTTCGATATGACCGAATCGCCCGGAACATGCGTGACTTCTGCAACATCTACCATGACATGGAATCCAACGGCTGTAACCTTGTTTCCGTCAGCCAGCAGATAGACACCACTACACCCTACGGGAAGAACTTCATGTACCAGATGGCATCTATGGCAGAATTAGAATGGGCTTTAACATCTGAACGGTACAAGGACATGCACCGTTACAAGATCTCTCATGGGTTAGCTTACACTGGTAAGCTCCCTCGGTTCGGATTCCGTATTGAGCAGACAACATGCGGCAAGAAGATAGTCCACGACCGAGAGAAGGAAACGGTAGATATATTTGACCATCTACACAAGGTAAAATCTAAAAATGAAACTGTAAGATACGTCCGGCAAACGTACGACAAGGACTTCACCAGAAGGATGTTAGAAGCAATGATTAATTCCGACTTGTACATCGGTAAGGTTCGAGAGAATCAGCACTATTGCGAACCGTACTTCACAGAAGAATATATGCGGAAAATCCGGTCAATTAACTGCATTAAATCAGCTCCGACGGGTAATTATTATCTTTTTTCCGGGCTTTTGCGGTGTCCGATTTGTAAAAGGAAGTTATCTGCTAACCCCGGATACACAAGAGGTAAGCTTTACATATATTACCGTTGTCCCGGGTCAATTCAGAGCAAGCACAAACATTTTGCCATATCGGAAACGAAATTGGAGCTTGCCCTTAGGAACGATTTGGAGACGTTTTTAGAGGTTTTTAACGCTCAGATGACAAATGTATCACCAAGCGAAAAAAAAGCCGTAGAAAGGCAAATACAGCGCATAGAAGATACAATGAATCGACTAGACCACCTGTATGAGGTTGGAAGAATTAGCATAGACGAATACGACAGAAAAATTAAGACCTGCAAATCAGAGATAGAAAAATTAAGAAAAAAGATAATTGTACCGCATCCCAAGGCTGACAGTGTTGTTGTATCCGGCTGGCGAAGCATGTATGATTCTCTGGATCGGCACAAGAAAATGCTGTTTTGGCATAATATCATAGACGAAATAGAGGTCGACGAGGCTATGAACGTCGTTTTTGTTTCGTTCAAATAAATTGGTGTAAGCAAACACTGCCCGTAGCCAATGTACACTTACACCAATTATCCTTATATTAAGCGTAAAACAAAGCCTGCAAGGTATTGTATCCAGCTATACCGTCGGTTGCAAGACCGTATTCCTTCTGGAATTTAACGACGGCTTTTTTGGTGGTTTTTCCGTATTTCCCGTCACTGTCAAGGTTGCAGTTAAGGATCTCGTTGAGCCGGATCTGAACCCATTTAACCACTTCTCCAGTAGACCCTACACGCAAACCGTTCATCTTAAGAAGGATCTTACGCCGTACATACTGCGTCTTGGCTCCGTCTATTCCGTCCTCATCAAGCGACTGGCCAAGTTGGTCTCTGTACCCGTCTGCATTAGACGCCTTCTGGAAGTTTAGAACATTGATGTTGCAGGTTGCCGGCTGCTGCACAACTTCTTCTGATTCATATATGAAGTTGGTAAAAAAGTTGTTCATGTCTACATTGCCAGGAACACCATCAATTTTTCCCTTGGAGGTGTACTGCCAGATATCCGGGATGTTCTCTTCTGCGGCCGGAAGAGAGCTAGTGTACCGTGCATACCATACATATACATATCCAGCTTCATTCCGGATCCGCTCAAGGTCGAAATAATTCTTGAGGTAATCCTTATTTGCATATAACACGGGTATATATCCTGCTGCTTTTACTTCCTTAAGGAAATCAATGGCCATGTTTGTAGCCAATTGCCGGTCTATATTCACACCCTTAGTTCGTGCGTACCGTACCGTGTCATATTCAAGGTCAAATGCGATGGGACAGCTTGTCCAATACTTCTTAGCGTGGGTGATGCAATACTGGGCTTCCAGAGCCGCCATATCAACGCTGTAAGCATAAGAGAACCAGTACAGCAATACCGGCACCTGCAGGTTCACGCAAGCCAGTGCATTCTGCGCATACTTCTGGTCAATGTTGTTCTGTCCGTAGCCTACACGAAGTCCGATTCTTTTGCATCCGGCATCTCTTATAGCTTTAATGTTCACATTACCGTTATGCTTGGATAAGTCAGGTCCTTTATACAATATTTTTTTCATTTGTTCTCCTTTTTATCGCTAAGCTCTGATTCCCATGTGTTTATTTGATTTCTCAAAGCCTGCCTATCTGCGTACAGCTCCTCTGGATCATACTCTAACGGCATGCCGATTGCTGCATACTCAGCGTTCTTAATAGCTTTGTAGTCAGATTCTGCAAGCGTTTCTTTTGCATCTGCTATTTGCGCCTTTAACGTTGCAATTTTCAGCTCTTTTGTTGTTTCTTCCCAATTTATATTCATAGCTACCTCCTTACTTCTCCAACCAGATGTTGGTCACGTCCATGACAATTGTTACAGATGCTGAGAAGTTGTTATACACCCTGTATACAACGGGATAATAAGGACCCTGCACATCACTGATGTTTATTCTAAGAACTCCGCTAGAAGAAGTGTTGCCACCTTCGGTACCTAATACCGTTGATTCCTTCAACAAGGTATATCCGGATTCTACGGTGTCGGTGAGACCTGCTACAATTGCCTTGCTCATAGCGGTGGTATTGCTAATATTCTTCGCTATGCTGTATTCAATGCATAGGTAATTATAGTCAGATACATTGACAGCTTGTGCGGATACAATAGAGCCTCTCTTCCATCCGCTCCCGGTTGTGCCGATTCTTAAGGCTCCGTCTACAGTCTGAATTGTGGCATCTCCTGCACTTCCATCACTAACATCTGTGTACTTGGAAGCGACGAAAGAACCTGCTAAACTAGCGTTCACTACACCGTCCTGCACCAAGTATGTGCGTCCAAGCACACCTTCCTTCCATGTTACCCATTCTCCAGATTCGTTCAGCAGCTGTATGGTGTCAGTTTCAGGATCGTACTTGACCGTTGATGCATCGGATCCTTCACCTATAGCATCTGTAATTCTGGCTTCAAGATCATTCATGCTTGCGGCACTGAATGCGTCGCCTTCCTGAGATACGGCTCCTTCTGCTCTTGATACGGTCACTATTTCCGAAGAGCCGTCTGACTTGGTCAAGGTTCTTCTGTTAGGGTATTCGGTAACTCTGTCTTTCCATGTTTTTTGCTCGAATGCCATTTCTTCTATCCTCCTTATAATAATAGCTCTATTTCTTCGCCGGCATAGAACTCTCCAGCGTATTTACTGATTTTGCTGTGTTCGTATACGTCGAACAAGATCTTTTCAATGTCATTAAACTTTTTCCAATGATTAAGCGGCATGTCCGGCACTGCAGGTGTGTCTTTTTCCACTACACCAGCCGCCCGGATTGCAGATACATTGCTAAGCAAATCGGAAAAGTAATCCATTCCGGGGAAGTCAGGAATACTGCTGTATGTCACAATGGACAAATTCAGAAGATTTGCAATAACCTTGCAATCATTCTCTATGCGCAACAGGTCTGATTTGTTCAGAGAACCCTTCATGCCTGCCGTCCATTCCTCCCGTTCCTTGGTGGTCATAGCATCCCAGCCTATGGCTGACAGCTCCTTAACCCTGTCTACATCCGCCTGTGTGCGGTCGAAAATGAAGTACGGATTCATTAGATAAGCCCCCTTTCACCTGTATAGATTTCGGCTCCGGCAAATGCGTACTCCGTAACTACCGTAGAATATCCACAACATGTCGCTTCTGATAAGAAGCCACCTACAAGGTCGATAGACTGGCTTTCGATTAACGACATAGAAGATATGCCTTTTACGTTGTTAATTGCTACCCAATCACCGCTCTGTTCCTTGTCCAAGATGTACTTAAGGCTGATTTCTTTCCTTAGATTATAGTATTGAAGCAACCTGCTTGCTGTGTCCATTAAGACCTCTGCGTTGTGCAAGGTAAGGTCGCCGAACTCCTTAATATTAGCTACTTCATTCGCTTCTATGTGCTCTTCGTTCACGGTTGTTGCTACGGTAGTCTTATTGTACTGCTTGCCAGTAATAGTGCATGTTCCAGCACTTTCCATGCTCACGATTACATAATAAGCCTTAGCTTCCTTGATCGTGCCGGATGATGCAGTGACTGTACTCGGTTCGTAAGGGTTCGATAATTCAATTCGTGTGTCTCCTGCAGGTAATTCTCCTTCATATATCTTGGAATCGTTGCCAGATAAGGCATACACGTTGCTTGTGATTGATATCCCGGATACATACTCTTTAAGTGATACCTGGGTGTTGCCGCTGAATTTACGGCTTATTGGGATCGTGTACTTGACATATCTATCCGGTTTGTAGATTCGGATTGTTCCGGTACGGCTATCATCTGCCAGTGCTCCGACAGTGAAGCAACACATCTGCAGTGCTTCCCTACATGTCTGAATTTCCAGAGTCCCGGACACCGTCAAATTATACACATCTTCATCTATTGTGTAATCAGTTATATTCGCACAAGCAAATATAGATTCCATGATTTCGCCGATTGGCTTGTTGGAATACATCTCTCCTTGGTCGAAGGTATAATTGTCCATCAACCCTATTCGGTCAATTAGGTCAAATGATGCTATGTTCTTGCTGAACGATTTTCCGTCGATGAAGAACACACCACATGGTACAGATTCATTATTGACATACTCCGTAAGCGTGACTTCTTGCGTTTTTTGGATTGATTTCCATGCGCCGTCCTCGTTTTCAATGTCGAAATCGTTTTTTGTGTCAACAATAGATATGCTTGCCGTGTTAATAGACAATGTGGAAGATGTCACATCTACATCCTCCGTAACTTTCGCAGATTGTATGTCTGATCCAGTCCATTCTATTTCCATGCCATATAAGATGCTTTGCAATTCTGCGTATCTATACGGCAATCTTGTTTTCACGAATTCAATCGTGATTTTCCCGTAGTTTTCTACCTGATTTTGGCAAAAAAACGAAGAATTGGAAGGGTAAAAGGTCTTGGAGTTTATTTTTTCGCCTTCCAGCGTGTACCATGTGACTACAATCTCCGCCGGATAATCATTTTCAAAATCAAGCGTTATTCCTGCGGATGTGTGTTGCTGTGTAAAAGCAATTGTTACTACCGGGTTATTAGTAAAACCACAATTTCCGTCCGATTGGTACTCGGACATAAACGCTATGTCATCCGGGTTGTCCATGATAACCTTGCTTCCGTCAAGGATAAACTGGTTAAGCTCCATCGTACCGTAGTCGCTTACGCTTACATTTCCCTTAAGCAACATTACATCCGCAAAATCTTGATTGCTCGTGGTGCTTGGAGTGCTGTCTGCTACAGCGGTCACGTCTGCAAACACCATATGAGCCTTACAATATGTTCTTCTCATTCTTTACCAGCTTTCCGCCGGTTTTACGGCTATGAATTTAACATTAAGACCGCTCCACCATGTCTTGCTGCCTTTTTCGTATATCATCTTGACACTTAATTTATTTGGATACATTAAGAATGTCAGCTTACCCATCGGTGTCCAGATCTGGACATTGTGCCCGGTTCCATTGTCTATGCCCTTAGTTGACAGCAGTTTATATAAGTCTACAAAGTCCTGATTGGATGTATCCATCGTTCCGAAGGTCAGCGACTGATTGAAGTATACCGCTCCCAGCTCATAATTGAGGTTGTAATCTTCTGTCCGCTCCGCATATTTATAGATAAACTCCGTGTCAAGAGAAACCTCTTTGACAGACACGTTATACAATTTTCCGTCAACAGTTATCATACCGTCACCGCCTTGTCGAAATTCCTGCCTACACGGCTGTTTTCCTTGTCAATCTTGAACTTCAACAACCTGATAAGTGCATCCATATCCCCATCTGCTGATATGTATACATTTCCACCACCGTTGAATCCGCTTTCAGATAAGGCTTCAATCATAGCCTGCTTCATGGTAGACAGGGGAGACACAACCTCTGTTTCTCTGTTGTTATCACCCAAGATAGCCGCAAATTCGCTGGATTGTCTCGGTACCACGGTACCGCTTGCAAGATGTGGCAAGCTTAAGTGAGGTAGATCGAATCCCCATGTTGTACCGCCTATCTCGGGAACCCAGTCGGGGATGTCGATGCTGATCGTGTTCAGTGCATCAACGATCATGTTAATGAATCCTTCTGTAAGATCCATTATGCCGTTCCACACACCCTTGAACACATCCTTGATTCCGTCCCAAGCCTTTTCCCAGTCACCCGTGAACACTCCAACAATGAAGTCTATCAGACCGGATAAGACATCTATAATGTCGCCGATAATCTTCATTACCATTTTAAGGAATGGTCTAATTACAGCAAGGATCACGTTTATTTCCTGTTTTACCTTCTGGACAACTATTCCAATCACGAACATGACCGCCTGCAGTATGTTATTGATCTGATCCGAATGTTCGTTGATCATATCCTTGAAGTTAGTTATCTGTTCCTTAAGGATATCAATAACAGCAATGAATGTTTCTCCCAAGAATTGAGCTATAGGAGTGAGTATGTTGTCCCACAGGTACTGGAATGAAGGCTGTAACACTTCCAATGTAGTGTTTACGGCATCAATAGCCGTAGCAAGCAGGTTGAAAAAGCTCGGCAAAGCATCCTCAATTACAAAACTTCCAAGCGGTTCCAGCACGTTCTGGAACACCCACAACAGCCCTGATCCTATGTTATCAACCAATGGCTGAGCGGCTGTCTTAAGCTGCTCGAAGCTGTCAATTAGCGGCTGAAAATTAACATTGCTGAACCATGTTTGTAAGCTTTCCCTTATTGGTGCAATGATTGCTTGTACCCGCTCAGCTAACCCGGCAATATTGCTCTCGATTGGAGCTGTCTCGAACATCTGGTTAGGGCTTACGGTACCTGCACCGCCAGAAGATGATGTATCCGCACTGCTCTTCACATTCAGTTCATCGAAGGCATATAACTGCCCTTTTGCCTTCTTTGCGGCTGATGCTGTTCCGTTAAGGCTTTTTGCGTAGTTCTCCTGCACTTTTATAGCCTTAGTGAACGTGCTTGCTCCGGTCAAGGCCGCAAAGAATTGCCCTACATAGTTCATCGCATTACTCAGTAGGCTGATTAACCTTGTTAGGATCGGTTCAACCACCGTAAGAATTGGTGCGAAAGCAACAGCTAAGCTGTTCTTCAACTGCGTAAGAGCCGATTTAAGGTTGCTTAAGGCTGTGTTGGTAGGATTTACCCCGTTGTTGAATTGAGCAAGGTTCTTGAAGCCCTCAACCAATGCTGATCGCAACTTATTGATAAGCGCATACAGGCTTCTTATGCTAAGCGAATACTTAAGCAACGTCTTGATTCCGCCTACAAATCCCGACCTGCTCTTCTTGGCTGAATCTCCCATTTTTTTTATTGATTGTGAAGCCTTGTCAGAAGCACCTTTCACGTTCTTAAGAACGGTATCTTTGTATCTGTTAAGCTCCTGTTCTAATTCCGGGATTTCCCTCATAATATCTTCATAATCCTTGAAGCCAAAGGAATATCCAGTTTCTTCTAGTTCTTTTTTTCGGTACTTAAGCTCCTTGAGACGATCCACTAAGTCAACAATTTTTTTGTTCGTGACAACTGCGTCATCACCCAGCTGAGTAAAGGCAGAACTTTCCCCGTTAATATCTCCAGGTATTTCCGGCTTAAGTGTAGGATTGGTTTGGGGTTGGCTTGTTTGTTTTGATCCGTTATTTAGCTCATTCTGCAGTTCAATCTGCCTTTTCAGCTCTGCTTCTCTATTGGCAGCCGCTCTTGATGCTTCATCTGCCTGTTTGCGCTCTTCCGCTCCACGCTCCTTTGTTTTACGAATAACGGAATCTATCGCATCTTCCTGGTTTTTCGCCGCATCCGTGGTGCTGTCAGAAGAATTAACCTTGTCAACCTCTTTTTCTATTTCCTTAACACCGTCTTTTATTGGTTTTGTGTTTATTTCGGTATTGATTACTATCTTATTGGCCACATACACCGCCTATCCAAGCAGTTCCCGGAGAGCTTCCTCTTCTTCTTCACGCTCCCTCTTCTCCTGCTCTGTCAACTTATCCTTAAGCATTACAACATCCTTATGATCTCGAATGTATTCCTGCTCCCATTTTTCCAATTTCTTTCCTGTGGCTTTTTTTTGCCTTATAGAGAGGATATGAGTGAACGCACACTCGCCTATCTCCATGTAAGCTGACAAAAACGTCCACCAGTGCATATAATTGTCCGCACGTATCTCTCTTCCAACAACCCGGTTCACCGCCGGGATAATCAGTGTTGCATCCTGCTCCCAGTCCATTAACCTAGGGCTGGGTTTGTCTTTTGTTTTTTCGCCCATGTCTATGAAGTCAAACACAGCGTTCAATGCGTCTTTTATATCTTCCGGAAGAATGCTGTCCGGATTCTCGAACATGATTTGTCTTGTGAGTTCGCATTGGATGTAATTCGTTTCCTCAGGGGTATCCCCTGTCATTTCCTTATCAGAAAGGGCGGTAAGCAAATCCAACACCGCCCTGTAATCTGTTCTGATAGAATATTCATGTCCGTTTGCCATTACGGATGTAGGCAACTCCCATAGGTTCATACACAACCTCACTTGTGGTACTTACTGGTGTACTTGCTGATTTTTGTCTGAATCTTTTTAAACCGTTTCCCGGTTTCCGCTTCGATTAAGCCGCCGACAGCATTCAGCACGTTTTCAACGTAGAACTCACCGCTCGCAAGCACTGTGAACGGAGACGTGATAGAGAAGAAGCTCTGCGACACATTGGAATTGAACAGGTAATCAATTTGTTTGCTCAGTTGCTTCTCCAATTCGTCGAGAATGTCCACAACATCATTACTCTCGTCCACGTCGTCTGCGATATGCGCTACAGCTTCAACCACTTGTTCATACCGCTTAATCATCTCGGCATCTGACGGGTTCATCTCGAACTTTCCTAACACAGCCCCGTTCTTGTCCTCGATGGTGTACTCCTCAAGACCTCTATCAACTACGATTTTTCCCATATTCTTTCCCTTTTCCCGTCTTAATCTTCGCTATCACCTGCAGTGAATGTAGGCACCTTGTTAGCAATGGTCGCTGTTCCCTTGGTTCGGTTTCCGTCGTACCACAAGTTGAAGTTGATTCCCAGCCCCGAGGTATCACCGCCGTATGAAGTGATCTCGACCATTCCATCTTCTTCCCAAGCGTCGTAGTTTGCGCTGTCTGTCTTGTCGATTAACACTTCAAGGATCTTTACCTTACAATCATCACCGGATTTTCGGTTCATTGCTAGATCCTTAAGGAAGTCGTAAATCGAATCAGAAGGATTAGCGTGGTACGGTTCTACGCTTACCTGCGGTGAATAACCTGTGTCACTTACAGATACCTCTCCCGTGACATCTTTTGTCTGCTCGAATGATCCATTCATTTCAACGCTCATGTCATCAATGCCTTTTCCAAGCAAATAGTATGCTGTGGAAAGGCTACCACTTGCCGGTTTCATGTATAACGCATGTGCTTCTCGTTTAAGTTTTGCCATATAAAATAACCTCCTACCTATAGCTGTTAGAGTAATTTAGGTTAGCGGACGGCTTCCATATTGCCGCCCGGTTGACTTCTACAAGTCATATTCATTCGTGTATGTTGCTGTGATGTTGATGATCCAATTTTCCGCCTTATCCTCGTTGATAGAATCAAGGTATGAAGGGCTTGTTCTTTGAATCTTTTTAAATTCCCGCTCTCCAGTTAGGGATGGGTATTCTTCCAATCTATATTCTGTGTCATTCACTGTAATGATCTGCCGTTCCAACCATCTTCCAAGGTTATCAAGCCACTCCTTGACCTTTGCTTTGCGGCTCTCTGATAAACCGCTTGCCCGGTAAACCACGATAAGGGGGTAATCACACGTTTGTTCCACATGCCCGGTAATATCGGTTTTTTCCTGCCGAATTGCGCTTCCATTTGAAGGAAACACTGCTTTTCCCTTAGAATCTCCCAGTGTAGCGTACTCAATGGAATCTCCAGGAGATAGACCAGGATACTGGTTGATTAGATCCATCAGTGCAGTAGTGACAACCTCTTG